CACCAGTTGGCACTAACTGTAGTCTGTGATACCTACCTGAACTACGCAAAGAAACTCTGTTTTCTGAGTCTGCTGCAGATGCTGTCCCATATGTTACTTGCTCACTCAATAGCTTACGAGAAGCCACAGCAATTGTTGCAGAGCCGTTATCTACTTGAGGACGAGCCAAAGTTACTACAGATGGCCCACCAAGGTCAATATCACCAGTAGCAATCTGACCAGTCAGACTAGAGCCTGTATATGTATAAACCTTTGCTCCTAGCGTACCACCAAGGAAGTATTTACCACCAACATAAAGACGAGAATCAAGACTTGTAGTTAATCCATCAATAGATGAGTTAATGCTATCAAGTTGCTCAAGAGTTACTGATGCTGTAGATGCTTCTGACAGATAGTCTGTTCCTGCTTCTGCATGAGTCCATTTCTTTGTTGAGAAGTTGTAAACAATTAGTTTACGAGTTCTATCTGTAGCAACATAGTTCCAAATGACTAATTTACGAACAGGGTCAACCGCAGATGACATAGTTCCATAATCAGATTCAGAAGCATCGTTAATAAAGTATCGGTCTACTTTTTCATTGCCTATTGGCAATACTGTTTTGACCATCACATGAATAGAAACCATCATCTGATAAGAAGTAAGCAATACCACCATATTGAGCTATAGAACCACCTTCTATACAGCCAATATTGCGTGAAATAGTGTCAAATTGGAAGAATAATGGTGAACCAATATATGACATACGAACAATGGCTTTTTCTAGGAATACAATACCAAATTCACCACCTACGATACCTGTAATATCACCACCGTCAGGAAGGTCTTGATAATCAGATTGTGATGCTGCTCCTGCAGTCCAATCTGTAGGGTCATTAATATCTGACCATTGTACACGTGTTGGATATGTACCAGCACCTATATTAGCACCTACTACAAAGTCACGAACTACTGTAATGTATTTAGCAACAGGAGCTGCAACAGCTAAGTCTGCAAATAAAGATGATGAATTTACATTATAATATTGTATTTTTTCAGAGCCATTAGCAGCAAGTGCATAGTTACCAAATTGCACAAATTGCCATCTATATGTTCCTGTGTATCCACTTACTTTAGATACGTTTGCTAAAGATAAATTAGATGAGTCAAGTTTGTATAATTTAGTAAGACCACCTGCAAATACAGATACGTCATTATCTACTTTAACAGCAAATACGTTTGTTAAGTTTTCAGAAGCATCTTGTGAATAGTTTACAGCAGACCTAAATGGACCATAACCAACAGCTAAAGGAATAACATTATTAGCCTCTGATACTGTATCTAATATTGATGGTTGGTCTGGTAACCAATCTTTAAATTGTATGCGTTGTGTAGGCATTATGCAGATTTAACTACTTGATTAATTGTAAGAGTAAGTGAAGAACTACCAGATGCTCTATAAAACTCTAATGTGCCTCCAATTGCTGCAGAAGGAATAGCTACACTCCAAGCACCTCGTGATGACATACCAGAACCTGCATCTCCACCATTATTTTCATTACCACCTGTGAGTGTATATGTGAATAATGTTGTACCACTACTATTTTTAATTCTTACACCTAAAGCTGTACCTGAATTACTACCCATAGGATGATATGCTGTACCTAATACCATAATTGTATTGCTGGTAATACTATAAGATGTTGTACCTGATGATATTGTACTAGTTGATGATACATTACTTACATTCCATGAAAATGGAGTTGCTGGTGCAGAACTTGTCCAAGTTGTTCCATTAGATGTTAATACATTTCCTGATGTACCTGCAGAAGTTAATCCTGTACCACCTTGTGCAGCTGATAAAGCTGTGGTTAATCCTGTAATAGATGTAATATCAGAGTTAGCACCTTTTAGTGCAAAAGAAGCCGCAGATGTAGTAGTAGCACCTGTCCCACCTTGTGCTACAGATAATGCTGTAGTAAGACCTGATAATGATGTAATATCGCTATTAGCTCCACTTTTAGCAGCACTTAAAGCTGTTCTAGCATCAGTAGCAGTAGTAGAACCTGTACCACCTGCTGCAACAGGAATAGTGTCACCACTTAAACCTGCTTGTAAGTCTTTTACTTGAGCCATTACTGTACGAATAGCGTTGTTTACGTTAGCTGGTGAGCATCCTTCAGCAATGTTGATATTACTAATGTCAGTATTATCTGCTGAGGTTGATGACCATTCTGAAATCTTGGTTTTTGCCATTTTTTATCCTTGTCTTAACCATTGTTCGTTACCTGGAGATATATCAGTCCAAGTTTCTGTTCCTGCTGTAATTGTTGTCCATGTATCTGTAGAAGGTGATAATGCAGACCATGTTTCAGAACCTGCTGATACTGGTGTCCATGTTTCTGCACCTGGAGTAACTGGTGTCCAACCTTCACCTTGTATAACACCTTTAGCAGTTACTGTACCTACGCCTTCTACATAAGCATATCCTGCTAATATAGCGTTAGGACTTGCAGAAAGTAGTGCATAAGCGTCTATATAAGCGTTACCTGATACTACATAACCACCTAATGCTGTAACTGTAGCAGTTCCTGTAATAGCACCACTATCTAGTCTAATTCTATTTTGAATTTTCTTCTACTTTAGCATTTGCTGTGATAGAAGCATTGCCAACATATAGTAATGAACCTAATGCTGTTACTGTTCCTGTTGCTGGAACACTTGCTGAAGCTAGTGCTATAGAACCACCAGTAGCTGCTACTGTTGCAGTTCCTGTAATAGATGCACTATCAAATGTAATTCTATTAGCTAATGCAGATACTGTAGCATATCCGTTAATAACAGCACTACCAAATACTAATGCACCACTTGTTGTAACTGTAACTGTTGCAGTAGCTTTAATACTAGCATTAGATGTTCTAAAACGTGTTCCAGATGCACTTACAGTTGCGTCTGCTGTTATTTGTGCAGATGCTAGTAGATGTTACCTACCTGCTAAAGAACTAAAAGGAGCTTGGGAAAAACTACATATTCCAAACATTTATTCACTCCAGTTTTGTGTATTTAGTACCTCTATAAGACTTTCTACAGTAGTTGATGCTTGTATATCCTTTTCTAATCTATTCGCTTCTGTGACGATTTGTGTGCGTTTTAGAGTTATTTCTTCTGGTATTTCTACATTTCGTTCTGCTTTACGAATAATATACCAATCTGTATTAGATAAAAGTTTACCTGCTGTATATTTTGTTTGAGCAATAAATTGTGTCTTAAGACCATCTAAATCTTTAGGTAATCCATTATCCCAGTAAAAACGAGTATCTACTGGTATAGGATCAGCTTCCCATGTAATTCCTATAGATAATTTTTCTTCTTCAGTAGATAAATTAAGCCAATTAGATGGGTATTGTATTCCATTAGCATCTGTAAATGCTGTTCCTTCTGGAAGTTTGTTACCGTTTAATAAAAACATATTTTTCCTTATCTTGCTAAAGAGTTTTTGAATGGGTTTTCTGCGTAAGCTGCATATATGTATGTTCCACCTGAAGCATTTTGTGAAGCGCCTGTATCTCTTAATTTAAAACCATTAGATAATAAATCCATTGCTCCAGCTTGTGTTTCAGCAGTAGATAAATTTGGATACAATCTTAAATCAGTTACATTGTAAGTATTTCTTGATGTATCATAAATAATCCAATCGCTAATAGTATCTGTCCGTTTTGTTAATACATATTTAGGTCTAAATCCTGTATAAATAAAAGGACCATCAGCACTACCATTGCCTGTGTAAGAACCAAATTTACTAAATCCTGCTATTTCTGCCCAACAATAGGCTACTATTGAATTTGTAGAAGCATTTGTATTAGATGAAATTCCAACAGAAAATACAGATGATGTTGGAGCAGTTCCGTTAAATAAATCTGTTTTTAATGCTTGAGCATTAGTTTGATTTAATGAAATCCAATAAGATGCTGAAGTTAAATTAGCGTGATAACAAGCCCAATTATAAACTCCACTTCTATTTTTAATAATTATAAATTTAGGTGCTACACCCAACCCATGACCAACAGTAGCTGCACTTCCTGTTCCTGTATAAGTTACAATACTAAATCCAGCACTTGCATTTACAGATACAGTAGATGTAATAGAACCACTTGTGTTAGATGATGTTGAGCCTTGACCAGCTTGCCATTGCCAGCCTACATAAGTTTCGCTAGAAGTATTAATACCACCATCAGAACCTATAGTCCAACCATTTGAATTAAATGCAGTAAGACCAGTAGCATTTGTAGTTTCAGCACCAGTTGTATTTGAATTTAATTCTTTTGTTGTTCCTCTTACACTATCATACAAGTTATTATTACGAACATTACTTCTACCTTTCATCCACACAAAGTCAGGTTTAAATGCACCTGCATTAGTAATAGATAATGTTGCACCTGTTCCTGTATATAGCGTTTCATCCATATACTTATTACCTACACTAATAGTACTATCAGGTAAGTTATATGTGTTTAATGCTTTGTATCCTGTAGGAGGAGTGTAAGTAAATGGTCTTTGACCAAAATTCCAATTAACTGTATTGCTTCCTGTTGTTCCACCAACACCATTTGTAAAATTATAAATTGTTCCAGTTGGTATTCCAGTGATAGAAAATACAAGAACATTATTTTTATATACATCAAGTTGTCCAGAATCTGCATCAAATGCAAGTCCAGCAATATCTCCATTAACAGCGGTAGAAAAACCAGTTGTTACTGAACCATTAATCCATTTTCTACCAAGTCTAACTCCCCAACCATATCCTCCAGCATTAGATATACTAGTTACTGCAGATATAGTTGATATAATTCCAACTGTAACATCTTGTGATGCAAGAGTTGTTAATGTTGCTTCTGCATACCATTTTCCTGTTTGCATAGGAAATGAAGATTGATTTGCTGCGTCAGTTCCAGAAGATGTTAAATTACCATTTGATGGTGTTACAGTTCCTCCTGTTAAT